GACATCACTATATTATTTGACAGAAGAGTTGAGCACCATAAAGATTTGTTGTGGGCCCCGGCTGAAGAAATCTCGAAAAAGGGAGTGAGGACCACTAGGTTTAAGAGGATGACCAAGGAAGGGAAGAAAGATTTCAAGGTCATGTTTACTCCAGTCAAGATGACATTCGGATGGCCTCAGGGATTAAGACATTTCGCATCGTCTTTCATTCATTGCTTAGAATGTGTGATGACGACAAAAATCATGCATAGGCTTCTTCCAAGAATGCCAATCAGATGCCTGGGATTGGGGCACAGTGATGACGGAAATAAATCCCTGTCTTGTGATATCGAGCTGACAGACAGAGAAAAATTAAAACTCCCAACATTAAGCAACTTATTATCCTTGTCCATGGGACTAAGACAATCTGACACAAAAATGTCAATATCAATTAGGGGGTCACATATAAAGCACAAAGGAATTGAGAGGAACGACCAGTTTTCCGAACTAGTCTCTATTTACAATATCAACGGAAAAATATACAATTCCTGGGTTAGACAATCATCAGAGATTCCTAGATCGTACACATTTAAATCATACCAGCAAAATCACTTGGCACTGTTAACAAGATGCTTGACTATATCAAATCTAAGCAATCAGATGATTTGGCCAGAAATATTGTACTCAGTAAACCTGAAACACCTGAAATCTTTTTACGACATAACCGCTGTAAATTATGAAAAAACTCTTCAAAGAGGTGGCGACAAGTCTGTAAGCCTCAGAAGCATATCAGAATTTGGTTTCTGGTCCGACAATTTGGTTAAGTTCGTTAGTAATCCGGGAAAAGTAAGAAGACAAACGTCAGACCCTGTTTGCGAGACATCCAGGACCATTGATACAAAATCTCGAAGACAGTTGGCAAACGAGTTTTTAGCTGAACAAACGATGAAAACGTTTGAAAAAAACTCATCTAATGAGACTTTTTCTCTAGTCAAACATCTGTTTGAGAGATTGTTGGGAAGCAGGAGTGGAGTCTTCTTGAAGTCGGCTGATCTCGACTTCTTTAATTTTTACAAATACAGGAATTCCAAGTGTTTAGCCACTTTCTCAGAGAGAAGAACAAGAAAGAAAGAACACTCCAATGTAACATTGAGAACGTCAAAAGAAATCCTAGAAGAACCAATTGAGGTCATTGAGATTGTATCAAGCTGTAACGAACTAGTTTGTGGATCTGAACACATCATGAATGAGATTAAAGATGATATCAAAAATAATGGGCAATTTCATCAGAAAAAGAATTTGAATATATCTGGGAAAATAAAAGTCAATGACAGATCAGTCCCATATGCCATCACATCTGATTTTTCTGAAGCTATTGATCTTCTAAAAAACCCTGTCCTTTTCAGGAGTTCAATGATTACCAGAAGCAGGTATAACCAAACAGCAGATGACATAAAATATTTTTGCAAGTTTACAAGGATTTCATCAGTTGAAGATTTCTTTTTGTCAAGCCACCTCTGGGATTTCTTTAAGCTGATTGGCAGATCAAAAGGCAACATTAGAATGAATTGGCTTGGAGATAGTTCAGCCGCCGATGGGGTTTTTTCAATGTCATCAGAAGGATTACTAGGGTCGTTTATGCTAAACAATGTGATCACATTTGAAAATGAGTTCATTCCAGCTAAGCCAAGATTCAACAAGAGGATGAGAAATTTTGGAAATTACTTTCAAAAGGATCTCCAAAAGGCTTTGCTGAAGGTTTACATTGATGATGATGAAATTTCAATGACTTGGTCTGTATTTCCCACAATTTCGGCAATCTTCTCCTATCATGAGAGAGTGAGACAAGCCAACCAGAGCACATCAATAATAATGAAAATCATTTTGAGCTATTTAAACAAGACCGAGTTTGAAGGAGTTCAAAAAGGGGTATTTCCCATCGATCATGATGATGATCTCGACAAAACAGTCTATGTAGCTTCGGCAGCTGGGGAGTCTGACGTATTTGTTGGAATCGGTGATCAAATCTTTGTTCATTCTCAGGCTGACAAGAGAGTCCTCAGTTTGATAAAAAGAAGAGGAGCAGAAATATTGGTTGATGATGAGTTAATCACAAAGACCAGATCTGAGTACAGATCTTCAATGTCGCCGATGCCTGGATATGTGACTAAATGCTCGATCCTGCCAGAATGGAGCTCAGGGAGGAAGAAAGCGGTTCTTGAATTCACGATGAGAAACTTGATAGGAGAATCTCCAGTGACTCGAATAAATTGTCCAATCAAACTGACCCCTGAATTTGACCCAGATGTTAGCAACATATTTATGTACATTAAGAGACAGGGCAACTTTCTTGACATGACTGACACTCGCAGCAATCAAAAGATGATGGCTAGTCTTCAGAAACTTGGAATCAGTGGCACAAGAAGTAGACAATTTGCAGAAAGGGTTTTTGGCAATGACTCATATGAAAATTTTAAAGAGTTCTCCCTAATGGGATCAAATTATGATATTACTGATTTAAAGAATGTGGGGACTGAACTCTTTGATCACCTATCACTTGACGTTTTATGGTGCGAAGACCATTCGAGGGGCAAATGCACAAATTCTAGAAGTTATCATGATGATGCGATATTCTGTTTAAATGGAGCTGGACCGAATTTAAGATTAACTCAGATGATCATAAGGAAGTTCCAAAATGATATAAAAGAAAAGAAAAGAATTCAATCAATAGACAAAGATATTGGCGACATAAAAAGGTTGTTAGACATCCCAGTTGGATTGAATTTGACAAACATGTCTGCTGGTGACTATCTAAAAGCCAAGAGTATTTACATCAATCTTTGCCATTTCCTGGAAGGTAAAATCTGCAGTTTTAACGCATCCTTAAGTTGTGCAATCAAGAAAATTAGACCCAGATTTGCGGTTAATTCGAAGACTAAAGATGCAATTATCAAATCTGAGAAGACAATCTGGGATTTTGAAGAGTCAAACTTTATCATTGATGGAAAGGCATATGAAGTCGATAGTGTCAGACCTTACCCTGTCAGATTCATTTTAGGTAGTAATATCCGACCTCTAACAAAGGTGTTGAGTGAAATGAATTGTAACTTGTTTGAAGAAAAAGACTTAGTCAAACCATCGGTTGCTGAAATATTCTCCGACATGTTGTCTGGGAGTCGAATATCTCTATCAAAGATTAATAAAGCCAGGATCACTAGAGACATGCTGAAAATTTTCTCTAGTGAAACGAACAAAACTTCATGGAAGGATTATGATGAGATTATAGCTCAACAAGCTATTTGCGACATATTTGAACCCAGGTCAGCCGAAAGATCAAAAGCTGAACAAGATTTAGACTTAATAGTATTTTCTCTTCTTGGACTGACCAGCCGGTCATGGATCAGCTACTGCTTAACAGACCTGTCCAAGGATCTAGAGAAAGGGAAAGTTCCCATGACTAGTCTCATTTTCAAAGACAAGAGAATTGATTTTTCTTACATAATGATGAACAATTTGACTGAGAGGGATGATCTTTTAGAAGCTGAAAAATTTCCCCGAGATTCGCGCATAAAAATGGCTGGAGTCCCTCAAATGACAATGATGAGAAGAGATTTCTCTGTGAAAAATGCTGTTGAATTTTCGAAAAAGATTGACATAACAAGTCAGGAAGTTGATGATGAAGAATCTAACCTCGTGAAAAGTGACCCGGTTGAGATTATCACTGACAAAATGGCAGCTGATGATGAAAATGAATATATAACAGAGATTGAAGTCAGATGGTCAGATGTCGCCAAATCTGGAAGATTCTGTCAGGATTTCTTGGATGAAGGTCAAGAGTTAATTGACTCCGGAGAAAGGTTGATAAAAAAATCTTTTGTTAGTGTACTGACAAACAAGACTATTGAGGAAGATTTGAATCAGACAAGAACTAGCTCCAGATTAACTCCAGAGGAAGAATTAATGATCTCAAAGATCAATGATTCTGAAATTGATAAGAAAATGTTAACAGTTGAAATCATTAAAATGAGCAAGACACCTAAAGATCTTGGCCATGATTTGAACAAATCCATAAATCGCATAATCAATTCTGGAACATTTAGAAGCAAAGTAAAAGAAAAACCACATTCTGTTGCAGGAACTTTTTTTTCCACTGGTTTCAGATCTGGCAACATTGGGTCATCGATACTAACTCCCAAATGTTTCTCAATGATGGTCAACACCGATAGTGAATCAGAATTTAATTCTCTAAATAAGATATCAAACATTATTGAAAAGATTAGCGAAGATTCTTGGAATTTCTTTGATCAGGCAATGAAGAGAAGATTGAAAGATTTAAAAAATTCCCTTTTGGTTATATCTGAAGTTACCGGAATGGTATTTAGGCTAATTCCGGGATTGACAATTAGTCTTCAATTGCTTGAGAATGAGCTTGGAAAACTAGGCAGATCTAGAAATTTGAGAAGATAAGTTGAATAACAAGAAATTGCCTAGTTGTAAATGGTTGCACACACACATGTGTAAAAACACCTTTTTTTAAAAAAGCTAGTTATTCAATTTTGTTTGATCAAAAGAAAGAACAAAGAAAATCTGAAG